CCAAAGATGATTTCAGTAATCTTCTGCATAATGATTGATTTCGTCATAGATTTTACATGCGTTTTGATAGGTGTCTGCCCAGCAGCGGATACCTTTAATGTTCCATAGACCTTTGCCAGTTTCAAGATCTATTTCCTCGGCTGGTGGAAATAGCTGGTTGTTTTGTAGCAGTTCTGCTACATTTGGATGTACGTCTGTAGACTTTACATCGTTCTTTGATAGATTCATGTTATGTGGGATTTATTGGTTTAAGGACGGTTGATGTGTCTTTCTAGTTTACTCCATTTCATACGTTTGTTTACACCTCCACCACATCCATACTTAGAGGATGAGCAGGAGGAGACTAGAATAACACTTACAAGAGAGAGAATAATAATTTTTTTCATGTGTAAAAGGTTTTAGTTAATAAGGTTTAATGTGTAGCCCTTTGATGTAATCTCCAGGCTTCCACACACAAAATAAAAACGTTAGAATGACTCTATCATAGGAAGAAGGTTAAGAGCCTGTTGATATGTATAAGCCCATATTTTATATTCTACATTGTCTTTAGTAGATTTTATCTTCCACATTTTTTTACCATCAGACTGCTGAGCTTCATACATAGGTCCCTCGTTTATAGTGGTGAACTGTTGTACATTCCAATCTATATCGTCAGGACTTTGGTTGAGCTGGTCAATCATTGCTTCTTTAAGTTTACCCATAGAACATAGTTTTAAATTTTAGACAAAATCGGTTACTATCTTATACTTACCAGAGAGTACATCATTACGGGATATATACCTAACACCACAGATGTAATACTCTTCTGTAGTGTTGATGATAAGAAGCTTACCACCTGTAGGAGTGAGTATGAACTCTCTAAGAACAGGAATGTGTTTTTTCTTTTTCATTGTTATAGCTATTTAATCCGCATTTTTGGTTACTAAATTGGGAAAATAATAATTCTAATGAAAGTGGGGGTTGGTTGTCTACCACCCTCTAACTCTCTGACAATCAATAAGTTATGAAGAAATTTTAGTGCGTGAAGTAGTAAAGTAGGTAAGTGAGGACGTTTACGAATTTAGAAAAAAAAAATACGGTGTAGATTGTTAGTCTACACCGTATAATCATTAGTCTTCCGCACTTGCTTTCTTGGATAACATCATCAAGCGTGCTACGTCAACACCGTAGGTTTCTACAAGTGACTGTAACTTGGCTATTTCTGTATCATCCGTAGCAACTTTACCTTCTGAGGTAATTAACAACTTAATGTTATCTGCTACATAGCGTGTGGTGAAATACAGAGGCTTACCTGTATTATCATCTAGTACAAGGTTGTCACCTACGGTTTCCTTATACTGTTCAATCTCTTCTGTTGTACCGCTTACGCTGTAACGGAATACTAATGTACCTGTAACTTTCTTACGGTAGTTACCAACCAATTTTGCTGTTAATGGCATTTTGTTTAACTTTTAAATGTTAATTAATAATTTTTGTTTAAGTCAGGGGTTAAAGAAAGTGTGAAAACCAGCCGAAGGCTGCAGAGTGTGTGGGTGTATACACAATCTACTAATGTAAAGTCAGGGGTTAAATGTAGTGTGTGTGAATAGATGTTTATAGATATGGGTGTGTGGGTGTGTGTAACTATAGAAAAAAAAGAGACTACTGTCTCTCTTTTAGCTGAAGCATTTCGTTGTAGGTCCACACTCCTGTGTTAAGCCCGTTAGCTATTTCCTCAGGATACATAGACACTATCTTTGTACTGTCAGGAAATTCTATATAGAAGCTTGGTCTACCGTCTACAGAGTCTATCAGGGTTACAGTGATACACTGAGGTTTACCTATTACAGGCTCCATGTCTTCTGTGTGGTAGTTTGGTGGGAATACGTTAACCGTTTTCCTTTCTAGTCTACCTAATGCATACCCTGTTCCTAATAATACCAACCCTACAATCATGCTAATAATAACCAACTGTTTTTCTTTCATAATAGTAATTTTTTAATAAAGTCAGGGGTTTTTACGTGGGCCCATCAGTGGGCTCTATAACATACCAATACATTATATAATGATATTATCTAGAGCCCATCAGTGGGCTGTCGGTAAAAAGAAAGTTTATTTCAACTTTCTTCCTGCTGCAGAGGGTGTATGCATGTAGAATGAGAAGGACATGTAAGCCTCTTCTTGGGTGTTGATCTTGGTGTACCAAAACCCCTTACGGTTGACACTCCATCTAGATACTACCACCTTGTCTCCTTTAAAGATAAACTCATCTCCTATGTGTAGGTGAGGAAAGGTGATGAGTGGTGGGTTATCCATAGAAGGTTCTCCGTTGTTAAAGACTGTTTCTATTTTCATAATAAGTTTTGGTTCAAGTCAGGGGTGTGTGTAGAAAAAAAACAACCAGCTGTTAGACTGGTTGTAATAGATGCCCTTTGCACTACACGTGTTTCCCTGTGTTAGGGTGAGATTGGTTACTCACTTGGACGCTGGGCCAGCTGTTAACTGGGGGTTTCATAATTAATGTGAGGTTTTAATATATCACATCATGTACAGTCAGGGGTTTACGAGATGCGGAAAAAATACTCCCTATTAAGGAGTATTAATTCTGCTAATCTGGTTCATAACGTATTGATACTCATCTGTTTTTGTGTTTAGATTACACTCAAACAGGACATATCCGTTCTTAGTAAACCTATAGTTACCTGTCTCTATAGGTGCCTTGTTCCACTTGTTAGGGTGGAACCTAAGCTTAATACTGCAAGTGTTACCAGAGTAGTTGATACCAAAGGGTGTTAGCTTTTCCATATTAATTTTTATGCAAGTCAGGGGTTGAGGACCCGATGATATTATTGGTGGTGTGTGGAAGTGTGTGGTGGTTAAAAAAAACTCTGCTATTTAGCAGAGCTCTTTATCTCGTTAATAATCTCTAGTATTAGAGGACTAATACATACCCATAACAACCAGTAGATTCCACTTATTCCCCAGAATGCTCCTGATTGAAACACTTCTCTAGGATTAAATGACAAACCAGTTAATATGAACGCTGTCCATACTAAGAAGAATGGGATACATGCTGTACTACAGAAGATAATGAAACTTTTCATAATGATTAATTTTTAATCCAGTCAGGGGTAAAAGAAAAAAATAAACCTAATAATCTAGGTTTATTAATACTTTTAGTATCTGTGTAATGGCTTATGGATTATTCCACGGTCTTTTGGTTCATAACAACCAAACTTCTTTGAACAAGAAGACAGTAGAAAGATTACACATACAACTGCTAATAATGTTTTCATAATTAATTATTTTAATTACAGTCAGGGGTTTCCTACGTAGAAAAAAAAGCTAGGTTTAACCCCAGCCTTCTATTTCTTCTTCAGCTCTGTTCTGCTCAAGCAGTTTGTCTAACTCTGCTTCTAACTCATCAATGTGCCAACGAAGTTCAAGCTGTTCTTGATACTCATCTTCATCACATAGTAATGAGGGTTTCAGTTGAGATTGACAGTCCTGAATCTGCTGTTTCAGACTAAGGATCTTTTTGTCTAAAGTGATCATAGTATAATTTTAATTACAGTCAGGGGTAAAAATAAAAAAGCATAGGACTATAAGTCCCATGCTAATAAACCATTATGTAACGCTTCGCTGACACTGCAGCCAGGATGATCTTGCATATACTTAAATGCTGATGTGACCACCTCTGCTTGCAATCCATAGTCATTAGTATGTACTAAGATCTTATGTACAAGCTGTACTTCGTCTAACAATGTAATATCCATAGTATAAATTTTTTATACAATCAGGGGTTTTACACACCCTGCCAACTCAGCTAGGGGGTACACCCTAAGACTGTCAGGGGCGGGGGGCTTGCGGGTGGGAGGTACCCACATCCTCTAACACAACAGTTTTTACCTACGGAGATATTCACATAGGGGGGATAAGTGGATTGTACAACGTAGGGGGGATATTAGTAAATTTGGAAAGTTTAAACATTTAAAGTATATTATATTATGAGCAAGACAAGAATTCAACACTTTGAGGACGAGGGTCAACAGCTTCTATCACATTACAGAATTACCACTAACCAGTATGGTCAGGATGTTCCTGTCCCTGTGGTGGATGTTAGAGACGGTATTAGTTATCGTATACTAGCATATAATATGATAAAGGCATCTAATAGATCTAAGTACACCACCTATAATCAATATCATACATCACGTAAAAAACAGACAAGAATATGATGACACATCAATGTAAAGTGCAATGTCACACTATTGACCCTAAGACAGCTGAGCTTACAGGAATGGAAGATACAGGTAAGTGGCTACCTTTTATATTTAATATGGAGATGGTGGACGCAGCTAAGCTGAGCTCAGATGAGACAGATAGTCCTACGTACAACTGCACTACAATATTTACCACACAGGGGGATACATATATTATAGACACTCCTTTTGAAGAATTCTTTAAGAAGTTTGATAAGTTTAACTCTCTTCAGATTATTGTTAAAGAAGAAGACGAAGATGGCTTTTCTGACGATGACGATTTAGAACTTTAAAACCAATAATATGACAGTAGAACAAGTGGCTCAAGTGGCCCATGAAATTAACAGAGCTTATTGTATAAGCAGGGGGGACTTTTCTCAGGTGCAGTGGGACCATGCTCCAGAGTGGCAAGTGAAGTCTGCTATACACGGGGTGGATTTCCATCTTAACAATCCTGGTGCCAGTCCTTCTCTTAGCCATGAAGTGTGGATGAAAGAGAAGATGGAAGATGGCTGGGTGTACGGAGAAGAGAAAAGTTCTGAAAAGAAAACCCATCCTAGTATAGTGTCTTATACACAACTACCTATAGAAGAACGTACAAAGGACCACTTATTCAAACAAGTGGTAGCTAGTTTAAAACAATACATTCACTAAAAACCAATAAACATGTCAGAAGAACAAAAGTTACCAAGTAAAGAGGAAATAGTTGCATTTCTTCAAGAGCAAATTTATGTAAAGAAGGTGCAGTTTGAACTACAAGAACTTAACACTAAGTTGGCTGTAGCTAGAGCTGAGGAACTTAAAGCTTTACAGTTTGTAGCCCAGATGACCAATCCACAACCACATGTTCTTACGCAGGAAGACTTGGATGCAAATCCAGAAATAGCTGAACAAGGATTTAAAGTGGGAGATGAAGTGGTTATTTCAAATGACGATGGAATGCCAAAATCTAGAAATCTTAAAAAAGATTAAAATGGCTTTAGTAAACCAAGTGGATAAGAGGGTGAAGATGAACAAATGGGATATTGTAAAATACCAGATTCTCACCTATTGTTACATAAACTCTATATTTATAAGTGAGGCAGACTTAAACTGCCTCACATATTTAGCTTTAGAAGGTAGTCAAGAACTCACTAGTTTTTGTAATAAAGTTTATGCAAAAAAGATTTTTTCTTCTATACAATCTGCTAGAAACTCTTTAACTAAGGCAGAGAAGAAAAACCTTATTAAGAAAGAAGGAAAGAATAGAAAAAAAATTTACATCAATCCTGAATTAAAAATATATTCTCAAGGGAATATTTTATTGGATTTTAAATTTCTATCTGTTGAGACCCAAGAAAGCTAAAGAGTTTATACCAGAAGTTGCTGATAAATTAAATTTATCAAAAGAACTTGTTGAAAATGTTGTAGATTATTATTGGCAGCATGTAAGAAAAAACATTTCTTCTTTAAACCACTGTAGAGTGCATCTCACCAACCTTGGAGATTTTGTAATCAAGCATTGGAAAATAGATGAAAAAATACAAGGACTGGAGAAATGGGAAGAAAGTAATAAACTAAAAGGGCTGCAAGAAATTACAGCCAGGTTTAAAACAGCAGAAACCCTTTACAACTTAAAGAAACTAAAGGGTATTATGGAAGAAGAAAAACAAAGAAAAGAATTTATTAAACTACATAAATCTAAAAACAATGAGTAGTCTGGGAGCTAACATATTTAAAATCTGGAAAAACAAAGGTCAAATACTAGAAGGTATAACTAATAGTATATTTAAGAAAGAAGATGTTGAAGCTGTAGCAGAATATAGAATGTTTATATGTAAGAACTGTCCTTCTAAATGTTATGATGAAGCAGGAGAAGGTTGCACCGTACCTGGCACTGCTCCATGTTGTAATGAAACTAAAGGAGGATGCGGATGTAGTCTTTCTCTAAAGACAAGAGCATTGTCTTCTGAATGTCCATTTGGACATTGGAAAGCTGAGCTTTCAGAAGATGAGGAAGACCAGTTAAACCAAAAATTAGGTATATGAGTATATTAAAATTCACCCCACACAACCACAAATACACAAGTGATGATGACATTAACTGGCTTAGCGTAACAAGTTTAATATCTAATGTTAAGCAACCATTTGAAGCAGATGCTATAGCACTTAAGTCTTCTAAGAACAAGAAGAGTAAGTGGTATGGAATGACACCTGAAGAAATTAAGGAAGCTTGGAAAGCTGAGGCTAACAGAGCTACAACATTGGGAACATGGTATCACAATCAGCGTGAGGCTGATATATGTGAGATAGAGAACATGGAAAGGCACGGGTTTACAGTGCCTATTTTTAAACCCATAGAAAAAGAGGGAATAAAATATTCACCAGAACAAAAGTTAAAAGATGGAATATATCCTGAGCATATGGTCTATCTTAAGTCTGCTGGAATATGCGGCCAGTCAGATCTGGTGGAAGTGGTTAATGGAACCGTCCACATCACTGACTATAAAACTAATAAGGAGATTAAGGTGGAGGGATATACAAACTGGGAAGGTATCACCCAAAAGATGCTTTCTCCTGTTGCCCACCTTGATGATTGTCATCTTAATCATTATGCTCTTCAGCTTAGTATGTATATGTACATTATTCTTAAACATAACCCTAAGCTTAAGCCTGGTACCCTTACGATTCATCATATATTGTTTGAGGAAGCTGGCAGGGATAAATTTGACAACCCTATTTCTGCAAAAGACAACCAAGGTAATCCAATAGTAGCTGATATTATTCAATATGATTTGCCATATTTAAAACAAGAAGCTATATCTTTAATACACTGGTTGGAAGATAATAGACATAAACTAAAATCTAAATGATACTTAATGCAAACATTGATAACTTAAAATGTTATGTAAGACTTTCTCATTTTACAAAAGACGAGAAAGACTATAACACATTTCACAAAGCTTATGCTTTTGCAGTTCAATCTGTAGCTGGTAAAATACTTACATTTCATGTAATGACAGACTATGGAATGTTAAGATCAAGAGTGCCTATCTCTGAGATTTTTTTAGAGCTTCCTAAAACAGATATACCTTCTCATTTTAAACAATTATGGGATTGTTTTAGTGAGAATGTTTCTGTAATAACTTATGACTATCTTTATGAAAAAAGATGTGAAGTGGTATTAAAAGATAAGACAAAAGTTTGGGCCACTTATTTATTTACGGTAGATTGGTATAAGAACGGATATTCAGATGAACCTAGTGATTATAAATGTGGACATATTTTAGTAGCAGACGATGGTTATCTAATGTGTCAACCTAATAACAGAATATTTTGGAGAGATTGTAACTGGGTGACAAAAGATTTTCCTGTTGATGTCAGTAGTTTAAAAGTGGATAGTGAATTAATTTCTGTTGAAAGCTTTAGTGATAAATGGGTTAGCGAAGATGGTGATTCATTTTATTACATCATAAAAGAAAAATAATGGAAAAACAAAAGAAGGTTTTAAAAAACGAGATTAAATACAATATTGTTCTTAATGAAGAACAAAAGGAAACAAAATCATTAATTAGAAATAATCAAATAACTGTTATTACAGGTAGAGCAGGATGTGGTAAAAGTTTGGTTTCTGCACAAACAGCTCTTGACTTTTTATTTAAGAAAGAATATGAATCAATCTACGTTACACGTGCAGCAGTTGAAGTTGGTCATTCTCTTGGGTTTTTGCCTGGTAGCCTATCTGATAAATTTGATCCATACTTGGAAGCCTTTAAGGAGAATCTGGTTAAATGTTATGACAAGACTAAGATTGATACCCTTATACAAGATGGAAAGGTGGTGGCACTACCAGTGCAGTTTATACGTGGTAAGACGATTGACGATGTACTTGTGGTGGAAGAAGCACAGAATCTCACTAAAGCTGAAATGCTTGCAATTCTTACACGTCTTGGGAAGAATGGTAGGATTATAATTAACGGTGATAATGAACAGAAAGATATTAAGGATCCATATAATGGACTAAGTTATGTTATTGAACTTAGTAAGAAGATTGAAGAAATTAAATGGGTTAAACTAAAACACAACCATAGATCAGATTTAGTAGGTAAAATTTTAGACTATGAATACTCAGGAAAATAATATTCCTCTTTTACAAGAAGTATTAGAGCAATATCAACAAGGTATTTTAGACATGTCTCAAAGAGCTAGAAAATGTTATTTATCAGAGAAAGAAAAGTTTATAGGTAGAACATCATGGGTACATAATGATGAATTAAAAAGTCATCTTGTTCTTAGAGGTATGTCTAAACAGAATAATAGAGATTTATTACGAAATAAATAATTATGAAACTATTGATTAAAGAAATTGACAAGGCTAACCACTTTATTGTTGGTACACTTTTATTTTGTTTTTTTGCAGCCTTTATAGATGTTGTATTTAGTCTTTTTATGGTGTATACTGTTGCGTTTTTTAAAGAATACTTCGATGATAAACCAGATATGATGGATGCTTTATATACTGCGTTAGGTGCACTACCTGTTTTTATTTTATTAATAATTAAAAATGTATAACATGGATAATCCAATTAAAACTATCTTAGCTTTAGCATTTATGTGCGGTATTCCTACAGCAGTTTCTTCTGTTGTATTATTTAACGAGTCTCATAGTATATGGTTAGCTGTAATAGGAACTATATCAGCTTTCTTAGGTGTTACACTTTCTTATGGAATGAAAGGATTTCGTGAACATCCTAAACATATTGGAAACCTAGATGGTAGCATAAGACCAGTGATTAATCAAAACTGGATTATGTTTCTTATTACATTGATAATTAATTTAATGATTGCAAACTTAGCAGGATCATGGTAAGACTATTTGATGTACAGAATGGAAAGGTGACACCTAGTGAGCATTGCTACACCTTAAACTTTTTAAAGAAGATAATGGATGAGTTTCCAGAAGACCATCTAAGTATATATGCTTATTTGTTTTACATGACCTGTCCCAATCCAGATATGAATCCATTCTTTGATGTACCTGAGCAGGACAAAGAAGAACTTATTCTTAAAGAAGTGGATGGAGATTTTAGTGTAGAAGAAGATAGTGTGGTGCATGCACTAGCTCAGTGTAAGAAGATGTATGAAACTCCTACATATAGAGCATACCAAGGTATAAAGATTGCACTAGATAATATGGCTAGGTTTATGGCTACAGAGCAAGTGACATCTGGTAGAGACGGATCAGCTACAGCTATTCTTAGAATAGCAGAAAGGTTTGATATGGTGAGACAATCTTTTAAAGGTGTGTATAGAGACTTACAAGATGAGCAACAGTCCAGTGTACGTGGTGGACAAAATTTAGCTTACGATCAATAATTATAAAAAACTAAAAATGAAATTATCAGAATTTAAACAACATTTAAAGAGCATATCTCAATTAAACTTTATTCAACCAAATGGTAATTTTGTACCCAGGCATTTTCACATTACTGAAGCTGGTTTAACTACAAAACATTTTATAGATTGTGGAGGAACTATTAGAATGGAAAAAAATGTTAGTCTTCAATTATGGGTGGCAGATGATTTTGAACATAGACTTGAACCACAAAAACTTCAAAATATTATTGCATCTGCACAAGCACTTTTTGGTAATGAAGATTTAGATGTTGAAATAGAATATCAAGCAGAAACAATAAATAGATTTGGTTTAGATTTTAATGGAGATAATTTTTTATTAACTGCAAAACAAACAGATTGTTTAGCTAAAGATCATTGTGGTATACCTACTACAAAACTAAAAAATACTTCTTGCACACCAGGTAGTGGTTGTTGTTGAGCTACAAAAAATTTAGTTTACGATTAATAAACCTTATACAAAATGGAAACTTATCAAGACTGCGAACATTCTAAAAATGATAACCTATCATATCTTTATGATTGGGTATTTCACTTTAATCATTACAACAATACATGGGCTGCTATTCCTAGAGACATGTACAAACAATACTGGGATAATTATAATCTTCCTGGTATAATAAGAAGTAGTAAGATAGAAACACTACTTGAGCTTTTGTATAAGAGCAAGGGAGATATAGATTTGCTTAATGAGATGGTGAAACCATGAATTTTATAGAAGTACCAACATACAATAATGGTCAATGGACTACCACTGAGTTTAAAACTCGTGAAGAGTTTAGAGACTTTTTAGTTCCCTTGTTTAAAGAACCAGGAGAATACAACTTTGATGAAACCTCTCTTATATTTAATGCTGAGGGTAAAAAGTTTCAGAAGCAAGGATATTATTGTCCAGCTCCTGTAAAAAGTAAAGACTTTATAAACTATTGGGATGATCAAAAAACTAAATGCCGTAAAGGAATTATTGTTCATAGTGGGGAGCATACTTGGTATATCACTCGCGATTATTATATGTGGCTTAATTTTCTTCCTATCTACGATAAGGAGGAAAAGAGGTTCGACTTTGCAAAGGTGAGAGATGCCCAGTATCACATGGCTCTATATGAGATACTGGGAGAACTACATTATAAACATGCCATTATTCTTAAGAAACGTCAGATAGCTTCTTCCTATTTTCACATGGCCAAACTTATTAACCAGTATTGGTTTGAAGAGGGTGCGGTATTAAAGATAGGAGCTAGTTTAAAAGATTATATAAATGAGAAAGGATCTTGGAAATTTTTAGATGAATATAAGAACTTTCTCAATGAACATACAGCATGGTATAGACCTGCTGAACCAGATAAGGTGGGAGCTTGGCAGCAGCGTATTAAAGTGAGAATAAATGGTAGAGATACATATAAAGGTTTAAAGTCTACAATATCTTCTTACTCTTTTGAGAAAGATCCTACAAATGGTGTCGGTGGTCCAGTAACCTATTTCTTTCATGAGGAAGCAGGTATTGCTCCTAAGATGAATGACACCTATGGGTTTATGAAACCAGCCCTTAAATCAGGTCATATTATTACTGGTCAGTTTATAGCTGCAGGATCTGTGGGTGATCTTGATCAGTGTGACCCTATGAAAGATTACATTCTTCATCCAGATGAGAATGGGTTTTATGGTGTAGAAACAAACTTATTAGATTCTGATGGCACTATAGCACGTACTGGACTTTTTATACCAGAGCAGTGGAGTATGCCTCCATATATAGATGAGTATGGAAACTCTAAAGTGCAAGAAGCTTTAGAAGCTCTTGAGATAGAGTTTACTAGGATGAAAAAAGAAATGGAACCAGCTGCTTACCAGCTCACTGTTTCTCAGCAGCCTCGTAATATAGAAGAAGCATTTGCTTCTAGAAAAGCTAGTGTATTCCCCACTCACTTGGTTTCCAAGCAGTTACAAAGAATAGGTGATAAACTATATCCTGTAGAATATCTTGAATTATCAAGAGATGCAGAGGGTAGAATCATAGATAAACAGTCTAGAAAAACTCCTATTATGGAGTTTCCTATTTCTAAAAAGACAGAAGATAAAGAAGGTGTTATATGTGTTTATGAGCGTCCTCATAAAAATCCTACATTTGGAATGTATTATGCCAGTGTGGATCCCGTAGGAGAAGGTAAAACTACAACATCAGAATCACTGTGTTCTATATATGTATATAAGACACAAACAGAAATTATTACAGATGAGGGAGATGGTAAGGTGAAGAACAGAGTGGAGAGAGATGCTATAGTGGCTAGCTGGTGTGGAAGATTTGATGATCTTAACAAGACACATGAAAGACTTGAACTTCTTATAGAATGGTACAATGCTTGGACATTAGTGGAGAATAACGTAGCTTTATTTATACAATACATGATTTCTAAGAAGAAGCAGCGTTACCTAGTTCCAAAAGATATGATTTTATTCCTAAAAGATATAGGAGCTAATCGTAATGTGTTCCAAGAGTATGGATGGAAAAACGTAGGAACAATATTTAAAGGGACTATTCTAAGCTATGGTATAGAATTTTTAAAGGAGGAAATAGATTATGAAACACTACCTGATGGTACTATCGTTAAAACCACGTATGGGGTTGAAAGGATTCCGGACCCCATGCTTCTTAAAGAGATGTTGGCTTATAGAGATGGGCTAAACGTGGATAGACTTGTAGCATTTTGTTCTCTTATAGCTTTTGCAAAAGTGCAACAATCCAATAGGGGCCTTACTAAACGTATAGAAGTTAGACAAGATAATTTGGATAACTCCAAAAAATTTAGTAAATTAAATTGGAGTCCTTTTAGACATATTGGTACTTCTAAAAGTATAAATAAGTCTATGAAAACTCCTCGTAATGCTTTTAAAAATATACGATGATAATTAACTATTGTTACAAATTTACTAGTGTAATTACGGGTCACATTGTATTTACTAATATAACTTATTCATAATCATGCAGATATATAATGCCCTGCAAGTCAAAAAAGGTGCCAAGGTTGAGTACAATAAGATGGGTACTTTGGTTCAGCCTTTTCAGTTTGTATCTGAAAAGGAGAAGGATGATCAATGGAGAGCCTGGAATCTTGACTGGTTAGAGTTTCAAGGTATGAGACAACTTAGACGTAATGCTAGACGTCTAATGAAAAATTACAAACTTGCAAAAGGTATAATTGATAGGACAGACTATATATCTGAAGAAGATAATGAAATGTCCGACTTAATAGATGTTCTTACAAAAGAAGATGTTTCTGCTTTTGAACTTAAATTCTATCCTATTATTCCTAACGTAGTTAATGTATTAACTAACGAATTTTCTAAAAGAACTTCTAAAATCATATTTAAAGCGGTTGATGATATTTCTTATAACGAAATGTTAGAAGAAAAAAGAAAGATGATTGAGACAAATTTATTGTCTAATGCTCAGAAAAAAATGGCCATGCAGCTTATTAACCAAGGCATGGATCCAAACTCTGAAGAAATTCAACAAGCTCTTTCTGAAGAAAGTATTAAGAGTCTTCCTGAGATTGAAGACTTTTTTAGAAAGGATTATAGATCAATGATAGAAGAGTGGGCTAGTCATCAAATGGCAGTGGATGAAGAAAGGTTTAAGATGCAAGAACTTGAAGAAATGGCATTTAGAGATATGCTTATTACAGATAGAGAGTTTTGGCATTTTAATATGAGAGAAGATGATTATGAGGTGGAACTGTGGAATCCTCTTCTTACATTCTACCATAAATCTCCAGATGTACGTTACATTTCTCAGGGTAACTGGGTGGGTAAAATGGATATGATGTCTATATCAGACGTTGTAGACAAGTTTGGTTGGATGATGAATGAAGAACAATTAGAAGCTTTAGAAGCCATCTACCCTGCTAGATCTGCTGGTTATGCTATACAAGGATATCAGAATGATGGTACATACTATGATCCTACAAGAACTCACGAGTGGAATACACAAATGCCTTCTTTAGGGTATAGACAGTTTACTAGTTTATATGATGCAGGGAGTCAGTTTGGAGATATCGTTCAATGGATATTAGCAGACTCGGAAGACTTGCAAGACTTTGGTAAGTCTTACATGCTACGTGTTTCTACTATATATTGGAAGAGTCAGCGTAAAGTGGGACACCTTACAATGATAACACCTGAAGGAGAAATTATACAAGATATTGTCTCTGAAGATTATAAAGTTACAGATAAGCCTGTTTATAACACGGCTCTTTATAAGCTTAAAACAAAAGATAATCTTGTAGTGGGAGAACATATAGATTGGATATGGATTAATGAGGTTTGGGGCGGTATTAAAATTGGTCCTAACAGACCTGCATTCTGGGGTATGAATAACCCAGGTGGTATTAATCCAATCTATCTTGGATTAAATGGTGGTCGTCCTGGACGTGTACCATTCCAATTTAAAGGTGATCAAACATTATATGGATGCAAGCTTCCTGTAGAAGGAGCTGTATTTGGAGATAGAAATACTAGATCTATTTCATTAGTTGACCTAATGAAACCATACCAGATAGGCTATAATATAGTTAATAACCAAATAGCTGATATACTAGTTGACGAGCTTGGAACGGTTATTATGTTAGACCAGAACGCTTTACCACGTCACTCTTTGGGAGAAGACTGGGGTAAAAATAATCTGGCTAAAGCCTATGTGGCTATGAAGAATTTCCAGATGCTTCCTCTGGATACCACTATTACTAATACAGAGAATCCGTTGTCTTTTCAACACTATCAAGTGTTAAACCTGGAACAAACACAGCGTTTACTGTCTAGGATTCAGCTTGCTACATATTTTAAAAATCAAGCTTTTGAGGTGATTGGACTCAATCAGCAAAGGATGGGTCAGCAGATATCTCAACAACAAACTGCTACAGGTGTAGAACAAGCTGTTAATGCTTCTTATGCACAGACAGAACAATACTTTATACAGCATAGTGATAACCTGATGCCAAGAGTTCACCAAATGAGAACTGACTTGGCTCAGTATTATCATTCTAAGAAACCTAGTTTACGTCTTCAGTATATTACATCTACAGATGAGAAGGTTAATTTTGAAATGAATGGTACAGATCTTCTTATGAGAGATCTTAATATATTCTGTACCACTAAGACAAACTCTCGTTCTATAATGGAACAACTTAAACAGTTGGCTATTAATAATAACACAATGGGAGCTTCTATATACGATCTTGGAAATGTTATTAAATCTGAGTCTATAGCTGAGTTAACAGGTGTTCTTAAAGCTGCAGAAGATAAAGTTAAGAAACAGAAAGATTCTGAAATGCAGCAGCAACAACAGATGCAAGAAGAACAACTTGCTTCTATGGAAAAACAAAAACAAATGGATATTCAGTTTAAGTCTGAACAGGCTCAACTGGATAGAGAAAATGATATTGTTATTGCTCAGATTAAAGCAGCAGGTTACGGATCAATGGTTGATATTAATCAAAATATGGTTTCTGATTACCAAGATGCTTTAGATAAAATTGAAACTCAGCGTCAACAAAGAGAGTCTATAAATTTAAAGAGAGAGTCTGAGATGAATAAAAGACAGCAAGGACAAGAAAAAATAAATGTAGAAAGGGAAAGATTGCAAGCTCAGAAAGAAATTGCTGATACACAATTAGAGATAGCTAGAGAAAATAAAAATAAATATGACAATAAAAAGTCAAAAGAGAAATAAATTATAGCTCTATAATCCACACCTTAGATAATTTTTTTTTGTTTTTTTAAATTTATAGAGTTTAAAGTATTATATTGTTAGTGTAGATATACAACCAAAAACCAACAAATATGACTGATAATCAAACATCTGTACAACAAGTTGATTTAGATATAGACAGCTTGTTTTCTGGAGCCCCTGGTGCGGACAGTATAGTGACTCCTTCTGAACCAGTTGAAAGTAAACCAAATGTGTTTACTAAAAAACAAACAGATCTTACTTTTTTAGATGCTGATGGATCTCAAAAAGATGAAGAAGGTCAAAAACAAAGTGTTTCACGTGAAACATCTAAAGAAGTTCTTACTGATATTTTAGATGAGGATGTGAAAAATGAAGAAGAGGAAGAGGAAGAATCTTTGAAAGGAAAACCTGGTAGACCTAAAACAGAAAAGTCTGGACTGGTAGAGTTTTTAAAGAAACGTATTGAGTCAAAAGAAATGTTTGCTTTTGATGACTACGATGAAACTAAACAATCCTTGGATGAATATCTTAGTGGATTGGGAGAAAAAGATGTAGAAGAACTTTGGCAAGCTAATATAGATAACCTCAAACAAGAGGTGGCTGCCCAAACTCCAGCGGAGTTTTTTGAAAGTTTACCAGAAGAATTACAGTATGCTGCTAAATATGTAGCAGATGGTGGTCAAGATTTAAAAGGATTGTTTCAAGCTTTGGCCCAAGTGGAAGAAGTGAGAAGCATGGATCCTGCGGATGAAAATGATCAAGAAAGTATTGTAAGAAGTTATTTACAAGCTACTAATTTTGGAACAGTAGAAGAGATTGAAGAAGAAATTGGTACTTGGAAAGACATAGGTTCTTTGGAAAAAAAGGCTAAGCAGTTTAAGCCAAAGTTGGATCAGATGCAAGAAAGAATTGTTCAGAGTCAACTTGCTGAACAAGAGCAACGTAAGAAACAACAAGAAGCTGCTGCTGATGCTTATATGCAAAATGTTTTTGAAGCTTTGAGACCAGGTGAAATTAATGGTCTTAAGCTGGATAAGAAAACACAAGCTCAGCTCTATTCAGGTTTGATTCAACCACAATATCCTTCTATATCAGGTAAACCTACTAACTTGTTAGGACACCTTTTAGAGAAATATCAATATGTTGAACCAAACTATTCTTTAATAGCAGAAGCTCTTTGGTTGCTTTCTAACCCTGATGATTATAGACAAAATCTTATGAAACAAGGTAAGAATGCAGCTGTAGAACAAACAGTGAGACAACTTAAAACAGAACAATCTAGAAAAAATGTTTCTAGTTCTTATGAAGAAGATTCTCCTGTTAGATCTAAGAAGATATCAAGACCGCAAAATATTTTTAAAAGATAATTTATTAATTAACCCTTAAATTTTAAACGCCCTATGGCAACTCCAGTTTTAAACAATGGTATATTCCTACGTGATAACCAGTATCAAACGACATCACACGTAGACTCGTACCACCTGTCTAACCTGTTGAAGAGTGCAGAGCCTACTGACCTTGGTCCAGTAGATCTGTGGGCTATGGCACAAAAGGTAGAAATGCCTTTGTACCAAATGTCAAGCTTCGGAGGTAAGAACGTTATTATGGTAGATAATAACCGTGGTGAGTACAAATGGCAGATTCCTATTGCACAGGATCTTCCTTATATCGTGGAAGACGTTGAACCTACCAATGAACAAAAAGGTATTGATGGTCAAACCTTCCAGATTAAATTGAACAAGCGTGCTTTTGGTCATGGTGATATCATCACTTATGACAAGTACAACGGTTTGGAAATGTACATCACAGCTGCTGATGTTATTCCAGCTGGTGACGGTTTCATCTACACTGTACAGTTGGTGAACAATGACAACGCTGCTTTCTTGAACGATGCTTATTTAGCTATCGGTACTAGAATATTCCGTAAGGGTTCTGCTCGCGGTGAATACGGTGAGCGTTTCTCTGATATCGGAAATGTAACTTCTGGTTTCCGTGAGTTTTATAACTACGTTGGTGGAGCTGAAGCACACGTACACTACAGCATCTCTAGTCGTGCAGACTTGATGATGAAAGGTGGTATGAAAGCTGATGGTACTGTTCCTGTAATTGAAATGTGGAGAAACTTTGACAAAGGTTTGGATCCTTCTATCACCAACTTGGAAACAATGGCTGAGAAGATGGGTAAGGACTATGTTAAAAAAGCTTACGAATCTGGTCAGTTGACACGTTCTTTCTTGACTACTTTGGAAGCAGCTCATTTGACTAAAATTGCTAATGACATTGAAACCTACCTCATGTGGGGTCAAGGTGGACGTATTAAGCAAGATGGTCCAGATGATATTCGTTTGTCTGTAGGTCTTTGGAGACAATTGGATAACTCTTACAAGCGTATTTACAACCGTGGATCTTTCAACTTGGACTTGTTCAAGTCTGAAATTTTCAACTTCTTTAACGGTCGTGTGGAATTTAAAGGACCTGATCCTCAGCGTTCTTTGATTGTACAGACAGGTTTGGGTGGTATGAAGCTTGTTAACGAAGCTATTAAGCGTGAAGCAGTTAACTCTGGTTTGGTTCTTAATGCTCATGAGCTTGGAGCAGTAACTGGTAAAGGTATGGATCTGAACTTTGGATTTGCATACACTAGCTATGTTATTCCGTTCTTGGCTAACGTTAAGTTTGTATTGAACCCTGCGTTTGATAACATTCATACAAATGACATTGAAAACCCAATCATTGATGGTTTCCCTCTGTCTTCTTACAACTTTATTATCTTTGATATCACTGATAACACAAATGATAATATTTTCTTGTTGAAGTTGTCTTGGGACAATCAATTGAAATGGTTCTATCAAAATGGTACTATGGATTACATGGGACGTACTCAGGGCTTCCAGTCTTCTGGACAGTTCAACGGATACCGTGTATTCATGACACAAACTATGCCAGCTATCTGGGTTAAGGATCCAACCAAAGTGTTGAAGATCGTTATGAGAAACCCAATCACTGGTGGTTCATTCTAATACTATAACAGTACCCTGGAGCTTACCGTAAGATCAGCTCCAGGGTCTTTATACTAAATTTAATAACTACTAAATATAAACTACAATGGCTGGTAATCCTAGAACTCCTAAATCTACTGCTCCTGCTTCTGCTCAAACTAAACCTGGCTCTAAAGGTGTTATGGTTGGTATGAACAAAGGAAAAGGTGTAGTTTCTTCTACTGCTGTTACATCTAAAACATCTAAGTATAAGATGGGCGGTAGCATGAAGAAGAAAAAATAAGTCACCTCCCCATGGATAGTATCTTTGGGGCAACCTATAGTATGCACACCACGCTGATCACGTGATGGGTTTGCAGCCCATAGTAGGTTCTAAATAGAACAACATGATATCTCTAAAGAAACTTATAATGCGTCCAGGTTCCCCTGATAGGGCAATGGAACAGGCTTATTATGAATCTGAAGGAGCGTTAGCTAGAATAGCTCACGTTAATAGATTGTCTAGAGATATAATGGATATTAAATTATATCCTGTAGATCTTGAAGGTGGAACTAGTGTTACAATTAGAATGAATTCTAAGAAAGGTATCATAGATGTTGAAAATGCAGATGCTACAGCTACTAGTTTGTTTTTTTACTTGGATAATGATGAAATTACTCAAGACCGTACTAAATTTTATACGCAGCTATCTGTGTATTCAACAAACAGCAGTATTACACCAATAGTAATTGGTAGAGGTTTTGCTCCCACTTCTTTTTTAATTGAAGTTAAAAATTTAGATGCAGCTGCTTCTTGGGATAACTTATATGTTTATTATGAAATTGTAAAAATAGACTAACATGTTTACACGTATTGGACAACTGCTAACAATTAAAAATAGTAAGTCTAAAACATTTACTAATGAGAATGATAGTTATAAAACTGTTCTTGTAAAAACAGAATCAGGATCTGTTAGATGTTTAATGTTTACAGAAGTTGAGTTAAACAAAGCAGAAGCCCGTGCTGATAAGAATACAGAAGACCAACCAAAACAAAGTTTTTGGTCTAAATTGCTAGATTAAGTAGAATTTATCGGAATTTTTCCGTATATTCATATTAGAAGTTACATAAAAAAACCAACAAAACATGAGCCAAATTACAATGGTGGAGAAGTATCCACAAAACAAAAAATCTACAATTGCTATTCGTCCTTACTTTAATGCTAAAGTAGATAACATGGGACTTCAGAATTACGGGTTAAGTCTTTTTGATGGAGCCTTTCATGAAGAGTCAATAGCTTGTTTAGAGATTAACGGTATTAAAAGATTTTTGACAGGATTAAATGAGTTTGCTCCAGAAGTTAAAACTCTTCCATTAGAAGAACAAGAAGCTAAGATTAAACAGATTAGAACTGTTGTAGCTCAACTTGAAAAAGAATTGGCTGGTAATGTTGTAGACGTTGAAGACAAAGAGTTTTGGAATAAAGTAAAACTTCTTCGTCACGATAATTTGGAATTTTGGGACAAGATTAAGGTTAGATGTAGTAATGAACCTCTTTTCCTAGAACCAGAAAAAGATCCTTACGATCTTATTAGACTATACGCTATAGAAGCAGGAGGATTTTCAATTGTAGCTAAGTCTTTAGAACATGCTCAAAAGATGTCAGTTGCTCCTAAGTTTTACTTAGATAAATTAGAAGAAACTGCATCAGTTAATACAGAAGTTAAGAAGCTTAGAAACAAAGCTCTTGCAGAACTTCAGAAGTTGTTTGACAAGAATCAGAATAAGTTGTTCTACGTTGCTAAAGTGTTGGATCCAAATTCTATGCAATATAAAAAGTCAACACCTAATGATATCATCTATGACAATATGGATAGATATATTAACGGAGATCTTGTTGATAAAGATAAAAAAAGAACAGCTGAAAGATTTTTAGAAATGTCTTCTATGGATATGGAAACATTAAAAATCAGAGCAATTGTTAAAGATAGTTCAGCTTATAAACTTATTGCTACTAAAGCTGACGGTTTTATCTATCATATGGAAAAAAGCGTTCTTCTTGGTAGAACTCAAGCTGATGTTTTTGAATATCTTAAGAATCCTTTGAATGAAGAAATTCTTATGGATCTTACTAAGAAAGTAGAACAATATTGGAACAAATAAAAAATTTATATAATGAAAAAGACAGCTACTAAAAAAATGAAAATGGGTGGTTCTTATGGTGATCCTGGGATTGCTGAAAGAATGGCTGGTAAGAAAGATGCTAAGGCTGCTTATATGAAACTTGGTAATACTAAACCTGCTTCCAATCCTTCTCCTAGTAAGATGATGAAGAAAGGTGGAGTTACTAAAAAGAAATAACTATGGCTAAGTCTAAAGTTAACGCAGCTGGTAACTATACTAAACCTGGAATGAGAAAGTCTTTATTTAATAAGATTAAAGCTGGTTCTAAAGGTGGTGATCCTGGTGAATGGTCAGCTCGTAAAGCTCAGATGCTTGCTAGAGAGTATAAATCTAAAGGTGGAGGATACAAATAATGGCATTAGCTAAGTCTCAACAAAGTTTAAAAAACTGGGGTGATCAAAAATGGATGACCTCTGGGACTGCAGCTAATAAAAAGAAAGGATCTTCTAAAGAAGTTAAGTCTAAAGGAACTAAGAGATATTTACCAGAAGCTGCTTGGAGTTCTTTATCTGCTGGTGAAAAAGCTGCTACTAATAAAGCTAAAGCTGCAGGTAATAGTAAAGGAAAACAATTTGTTAAACAGCCTAAGGGTATTGCAAAAAAGGCATCAAGATTTAGATAGCATGGCATTAAAGAAAAATAAAATAAACATGTCTGCTCCTAAAAGCGGTAGTTCTAAAAAGTGTTGGCCAGGGTATGAGAAGAAAGGAACTAAAAAGATGTACGGTAAGACTTATAATAATTGCGTAAAAAAGTAAACTAAGAACTGTGGCTAAGAAAGATAAAAAATGGATACAGAAAGCTATTAATCCAGAACACAAAGGCTATTGTACTCCAATGACTAAAGCTACTTGTACACCTAAGAGAAAAGCTCTTGCCAAGACTCTTAAAAAAATGGCTAAAGCTCGTAAAGGAAAATAACATGAAAAGCAAAAAAGTTTCTGTTAAAAAATCTCCCAGTAAAACAAAAAAGTATCAAAAGGGAGGACCAACTACTGGTGCTAGTGGTGCAACTAGTGATGGTAGAATATATACAGGTGTTGTAAGAAGACCTACATCTGGTGGCCCAAGATATTATACAGGAGAATCTCCTGATTATAATATTGCTATGCGTATTGCTCAGTCTAAAGCAGGAAGACAAGGGGCTGATTCTACAAAGAGATCCACTCTTACTAAAATGCAATTAGAAGAACTTGGAGAAAAGAAGAAAGGTGGTCTGGTTAAAATTAAAAAGAAAAAATGAAACCTAATACATTAACAACTTCTGTTAAACAGACTACTTCATCTAATGCTAAAAGTGTTCCTAGTACTAATGGAAATATGTTAGATAGTATTATGAAAAACACAGAAAAACAAAAGTCTAATAACTTTAAAAAGAAATAATATGTACCAAATGAAAAAAGGTGGTTCTTCTAAAAGTAAGAAACCTAAGATGCAAAAAGGAGGAATGACTGCTAAAGATAGCATGAACATGTATGCTAACAGATTTGACAGTCTTTCTGCAGAAGCAGGTAAAAAAATAGGTTCTGGAAAAGATGCTTCTAAAGATTTGCAAGGTGCTAAGAAAGCAAGAGCTGCTGAAAGTAAAATTGCTAAAAGACTTTATGGTACAACTCCAGGTCTTCCTCAGAAGAAAA